GATGGTCTTTGAGAACTTCTACGTTAATGACACAGGTAATAAATTTACACTATACATTCCAGACTTCCATTGTAATAGTGGTGTTGGTGGTAACATCAATAATGGTGGAACATACACTATTTACTCTGACGTAGGTGCAACAAACAACATTGGTTCTATCGTAGTTGATAGTTCTGGTGGTGTTCAAGAAAAGACACACACAACTGGTGAGATATATTCACTTGTAACTGGAACGATAGCATTTGTTGGTAGCAATACTAACGCAAACATTTATGTCTTCGGTCCTAATCCTGGCACAAAATGGACTGTATCATCATCTAATAAGATTTCTGGTGGATCAGTAAGTATCTTTGGATTACGAGATGATGCAAACGGTGCTAAGTTACAGATTGGTAAAGCATCAGTATCTACCACACCAACAATAGACTTTAGATCATCTGGTCAGGCACCAAACTATGATGTTCAAATGATCGTCTCTGGTGGTAATTCCACTAACGGTAATGGAACGATTAGATTCAACGCTGCAGACTTTACCTTCAACGGTAACACCGTGTGGCATAGTGGTAACGATGGTATAACATCTCAGCTAGACGCTCATTACTTAGATGGTTATACTCAGAACACTAGTGCAGTTGCTAACACAATCGCACGTAGAGATGGATCAGGACACCTAACAGTTAATGACTTATATGGTGATCAAGGTATATTCTCTAACAACGGTGCAGGAACATTGAGTCTTGCAGATAGTAACGGTATCACTCTTGGTAAATCTACAACTAATACATTAGCACTACAAGGTAAGCAATCATCCTCTGTTGGTTATATTAAATTTGGTAATGATAGCAACGCCTTTGGTTGGAATGGAACACATCTATCCTACAACAACGTATACTTCCGTAACGGACGCATAGGTATTGGCACTGACAATCCTAGCGTATCATTAGACGCCACTGGTGATGGTGTATTTGGAACTACTAGCGGTGGTGACAGATATGTAAGAGTTCTTAGTTCTTCTTCTAATCAAGCTGGTTTTGAAGCATATGGTGGAGGACAAGGTACAGGTTACTTATACGTTGGACAATCACTCGCATATGGTGGTGGTATCGCATACAACGGTGACAACTCACCTGGTGCATTCGCATCTGAGCAAGGTGATGATATCACATTCTACAGAAGAAACAATGGCACAGATACAAGGGTTGCTAAGTATCGTTATGATGATTCTACATTCCACTTCTTCGGACAGGTTAGATCAAGAGTTGCACAAGGAACTGCACCATTTGTAGTTGATTCTACTACTGTTGTTACTAACTTAAACGCAGACTTACTTGACGGTTATACTGCATTAAGTCTTCCATACTTACAAGGAAGAGTTAACGTATGGATTACAGATGATGGTGGTCAAGAAAGATTCTACTTCTCTAACAATAGTCACACATACTTTAGAACAGGTGACGATTACTATTTCAGAAATAATGGTGACACTGGTATAGGTTCACTTAATGATAACGGTTGTTGGACATTCTACAATGGTAGTGATAGAGTACAATCAACATATGGTTTACAAGTTGAGCAGTTAAATGGTATTAACTTAGCAGCAACTGAAGGTCTATCATCTGGTCAGAAATCCACAGTGTTAAGAGCTAGTGGAGACAAACAATGGATAGATAGTTATGGAGTATTCAAGAGAAACAGAAATACTGTTAGTGAAAGCATCACTGTTGCTAACGGAGACAACTGTATGACCGCAGGTCCTATAGGGATAAATAATAGCACTACCGTTACGATTGCAAACGGTGGATCATGGAGTGTAGTATAGACTATGGCATCAAGAATTAAAGTTGATGAAGTTACTAATTTAGCTGCTGCGGGAAACGTTTCTTTCCCGACAGGTGGTGCGACTTTTAATGGTAATGTTGGTGTTACAGGTAATATTGATTTTAGTGGAGAGTTGTTTCAAAACGGTCAACCCTTTGTTACATTACCAGACCAAACAGCAGACAACTTAGGTGCACCACTTAGATCAGGTGGAACATCAGGAACAGCATACTGGGATACTAGTGGAGAGGGATCTCAAGTAGGTGGTTCTCAGGCAAAATATAAAGCAGGATTTAATATAACAAGAGGATTTAGTTGTTGTGGATATCGTGGAGCACAGTCATGGAGAAACGTTAATAGACTTGTTCATTCTACATTTACACAGTCAAACTTAGGTGATCTCTCCAACTGGTCAGGTGCATACATTGATGGTAAACCAAGCACAACTATGAATGCCTATGTGTTTGCAACAGGTAACTCTTGGGATGCTACAACTAATCAGGTCTCTAAAATCAATATGAATACAGAGTCCAATGCGGGTGCTGCTACTGCCATGTCATCTAGTAGAAACAGGGCATCTGCGATGGGTAGAGATTTCCTCTATGCATATGTTCATGGTGGTGGAAGTAATAGTAGTAACACAGTAAAATATAATCTATCAACAGAGTCAAGTAATAACTCCACATCACATCCTAACGGATCACAAAACAACCCTGCATGTGGACAAGGTGCAACAGTAGGATGGATTAGACAGGGTGGTGCACAAGCATACGACTTTGCTACAGAAGTTTATCGTAGTTGGACTGATTCACCAGGCACTGACGGTTCTAACAAAACATTATCAAGTAGAAATGGATTCTCTTACTGGAACACTTGTGGAGGATATAGAACTAGTTGTGACTGGCATTTGAGAGACTCCTATACTGGTGGTCGTATGGCAAGTGTTAGTAAGCAAGGCATAACTACTGGTGAGGAATCAATGCACACTGGAAACGAGTATGGATTTATTTGTGGACAGTATGATGGTAACCAGAACAATAATGGTTATCTCTTCACTTATGCAAGTCATACCTTCCAAAGAGATAGTCGTATGGATAGGTCTGGTATTAGTGGATCTGCATCCGCAGCGGGTGTCGAATTTGGTACACTAATGTATGGATACACAGGAATGTAATTATGTCTGAGCAGATTAATTTAGATACAGCTGTCCTCGACGTATTGGACGGAACAGAAAAACGAAAGTATTTTATAGCAAGGCACTGCCCTGCATTAGATCAGATTGGTGTCGGCAATGATCTAGAATTGTTGTGGAATATGTATGGTGTTACTGTGTTCTCTATTAGAGAGGAAGTGGTAAGAGAGGTTTATAGATTAACTAAATCCTTTGAAGAAATTAGTGAAGATATGGGTAGGTGGGGTGTCAAACACTTTGCTGAAATACGTACTGAGGTAAAAGTTACAGACGAAGATCCACTATCAACTAGTGAAGAATATAAGGTATCACAATCAGGACCTAAAACAAAAATTGTATTACCACAAGAAAGAATTGATGCAGCAATTGCATTTATGAAAGTGTCTGCAAAATTAATTATTGAGGATGAGTATGATAGAAAATTCTTATCACTCAAAGCAGAAGATTCTAAACTAGAACAGTATTTTTGGGACGCACAAGTAACAGAAGCAAACAATTTATCAGGTTCTACACCCATACTAAATAGTATTGCCACCACTAAAGGATTGGAAGTTTCTAAGGTAGCAGAATCTGTTCTTGCAGGGAAAAAATCTTTTGATGAAAAAGCACTAGCATTGTATGATGCAATGATAGCACTCAAGAAAAAATTTACAGATTGCACTACTATAAGAGAACTTAACGTTCTTTGGGAAGACTACTTGGGTGTTCCTATGCCACAACATCAGGCAATCGAACTAGGAAAGACCGAAGAGTATGATGGTTGGACACCACTACCTATAAAATCTGGTTTGCAATTCTAAACTATGGACATATCATCTGATGCCTTGGAAGCCTTCGTAGAAGGTAACATGGATTTTGGGATGACACATGAACAAATTAAGAACTTCGTTGTCAATTCCCACGTAACTAATCGAAGAAAACTTCGTCAAGTTTTAGTTGAAGTTTCTACAAGAAATCACGAAAGAAAGAAACTTCGCTTAGATATAGAAAGAAAACAAGTAAAAATAGATGAACTAACTGCAAGGTTAGAAACTGTAGATGATCCTTATGAAAGAAGGTTCATTGAAATTGACATCGAAGAATATAAACTTGACATGGGAAGGTTTAGAATAACCTTACACCAAGCAGATAATGAACTGCAAGCATTTATGGATTGGATTCATAAGAACTATGGTGAGATGGATGAAGTAATACAAGACGCTGAGTATAACGAAGAAGAAGAGAGAAAGTATTGGATTGCTCGTATGGGTAAACAAGCAGCAGTTGATGTATATGCTACAGGTAGAATAGGCATTGGTAACTTGGATTCGATAGCAATGATGCGAGAAGAGGATCAATATGCTACACTAAATATAGCAATGCAGTATGCGGGTCTATTGAACGCGGGTATTGCAAAAATCCAAAACGAGATTAAACCACAGATAGATAAGATGATGATAGATGGTTCTGCACCACGTATCCCAACCTTTGATAATGTGGAAGATAATCTTGATCTTAAATTATTTGAATCATTGAATGGTCATGCAGGAATCAAAATCAAAAGTATTCAGCCTACCGATCAATCCGAAACTGAGTGAAGAGTTTGTAGTTAATACATTCCTACCATTCTTAAAAGAGTATCGAGATTATATACTAGATTTATATTTTACATGTCGTATCCCTCCGTTTGAACAAGACGCTATGGGGGATACTTTCTTGTCTCCAGATGCGTTAATAGAATCAGCATGTTATATTTCAAATCAATCTGATATACCATTATCAGCAACCTTCAACAATATATGGGTAAGACCAGATCAAAAGAATCTAGACTTGTGGATAAAAGAGTTTGCTCCTATCTACAATTCTGGAGTCAGAGTTGTCACATTACCACATACCACATGGGTATCATCTGGACAGATACAAGCAGCGTTTCCAGAGTTATTCATTAAAAATACTATACTTAGAGAAGTTACAAAACCAAGTGAAATAGTTCAATTAGCAGAGGCAGGGTTTAATTATATTAATCTAGATCGTGATCTTATGAGAGATCGTGAACAACTACTACGCATACAAAAAGCAAAAGATTACTGTGCTTTCTTAGGTAAACCAGTAATGCTTTCAATGCTTGTTAATGAGACATGTTGGGGTGGTTGTCCTATCATGCCAGAACATTATCAATATAATAGCACTAGAAAACCAGAAGATCCTATATTTTTTGCTAGTCCTATTAGTAGAGTGTCTTGTTCTACATGGGATATACAACATCCAGAAGCAGATCTTAAACAAGCAAACCTACCTCCTTGGAGAGATGATTGGGTAGAGATGCTTGATCTTGGTATTGATACATTCAAACTACATGGTAGAGAAAGTATGATGAGGTTGCAAGAGAGTATGGATCTCATTGCAAGGTGGGCAAAGGAAGAAGAGTTCATGTTCCCTGAGTATCAAAAATATCAGGATCAATTAAAAATGAAAGACTCACCATTTAAAAAATGGAGAGAAAAGATTAAGACATGTAAGTTTGATTGTTGGGATTGCAACTACTGCGAGAAGGTTGTAGAAGCACACATGAAAAAATCAGATTTAATTATGCACCCACAGGTAGAAACATGCATAGAAGCATTTACAAACTCTGGTAAGTATCTCTCTAACCACAGGACATATGATCCTAATGACCCTACCTCCTATTACAATGTAGAGGGATTGACATCACCTAGAGTTAGACATTTCCTAAACAATCTATGTTCTCAAGAAGGTGCAGTATATCTTGAAGTAGGTGTCTATGCAGGATCTACATTCTGTGCTGCAGTCCAAAATAACGATATGGTTGCTGCATATGCAAATGATAATTGGTCACAACCTAACTTACAACCAGGTCGTGAAGACTTAAATTTAACGTTGGAGAACGTTACTGTAGATACTTTTGTGAAAAATTTACAAGAAAATATATCTACAGAAACACTAGACTTTGACATACAGGTGTTGAATGGTGACTCATCGAAACTAAGTAAAAAAGATTTTAAACATAATGTCAATGTTATATTCTATGACGGTGATAACTCAGAACAGAAGATGAGAGAGTTCTTTCTTAACATGATAGACTTTACAGAAGATGTGTTTACTCTTGTTATTGACGATGCAAACATAGAAGAAAACGTTGCTATTACTAAAAGGTTTATAGATGCTATGGGATTTAAAGTGTTGTTTGAGAGAGAATTGCTAAACGATCCAGAAGATCTTGACATGTGGTGGAATGGATTATACGTTGTGGTGCTTTCAAAATGACCTTTTTGATTTCAAATATACAGAAAAAATTTTTTGGCAAATTTTTCCGTGTAGGGATTTCGCTAAATAGCAATGTGGATAGTAACTATTAGGTATGTCTCAGATTAATGTCGGTACAGTAAATGCGAGTATAGGTATAAACCTACCGAAGTATACTGTAGCACAAAGACCATCTCCATCTACGCCAGGACAACAAATATACGATCCCGATGATGGATTCATATACGTTGCTGACGGAGCACAATGGGTAAAAGTAGGTGGTGGTAGAGCAGCAAACGGACTGTCATCAGATACTGCTGCAACAAATGTAACTGAAATTGTAAATGCGGGTGCAACAACTGATGGTGTATACTGGTATCAAGATGCATCAGGTGGAACTAAGTATCAAGCATACACAAAGTTATCAAGTCCTATTGACGGAGCTCCTTGGGTTTTAGCATTTAATATTAATACAAACTCTGCCAATAGTTCTATTGGTGGTATTCCACATTGGGATAATACTACATTCTGGTTGACTAGGAATGAACAGCAGCAAGCAAATACATCTCCTTGGGGTAGTAACGTAAAGACTAGAGCATATGACCAGTATCCAGTGCAAGAGATATTGTTCATGTGTCACAAAAGACAAGGTTTCCAAAACAATAGTGCTCAGTTAAATGGTTATGGAATCTATGTAAATAATAACTATTCTGGAAATAGTCTATATCAGGTTATGACAACAGGAAATAATCTTACAATAAGTAGTGGTGGCAGAAAAACATATCAAGATTATTCTCAGTTATTAAACTGGAACAACAATAGACCACAGATTCTTGGTGGTGATATGTTTATCTCAGGAACAATCAATGGTCGTGATAACTCATCATACAACTTGATGTTTAATGTTACTAATAACTTCAACTCAAGTAACTATGCTAACGCTAGAGTGTCATTCAGTGGTGCAGCGGGTAATGGTAACTATGGATATACAGCTGGTGGTTTAGGTGTCAAACATGGTCACAACAATAACTGGGGTGGTTATGCAGCATACGATAAGATCTCAGCATACTGTTCTGGAACTGAGATATATGGATCTAATTCTTCTGGTGTAAATTATCAAAGTGGAATCAACCCTAACTTCTATCCTAACTGTATGGGTAGATATAATAACGTGGTAAATTACAATATGGCGGTTTGGGTGCGATGAAAATTATTGTTACAAAGAATAAAAAAACTGTTATCTCTGAACCAGATAGACAATACTTTAAATACTGGATTAAGATTATAGATGACAATGGTGATGAAGTTAGAGAGGACGAAGTAGCAGTTCCTGCCTCACACTATTTGACTCCAGATGAATCAAACTTCAGTGTTACAGGTATTTTAAAACAGACATGGCCAGCAGATCCAGAGATCTGTGACATTGATAATTGCGAAATAGAAGAGGTTGTGATAGAATAGTAGAAGTTGTAACACACAAGTGATTTCGGAATTGTTTCCGATCTGTATATGGAAGACTCCTGTTGCAGATCATGAGAAGATAAAAAAATATGCAGAAGAGTTTGTAGAGGAAGAATATCCTAAACAATCTAATACCTTTGCTGACAATGAGGTAGAGACTCAGAACGTCTTTACAACTTATGGTCAAAAGGCAAACTTACCATGGAACGATATATTTCCATGTTATATGGAGAGTATTCAAACAATGGGTGCTCAGTATGGTTGTTATGGTGAGGGTCTACATGGACAGGTGCAAGTTAACTCAGCATGGTTAAATGCATATAAGACAGGACAGTCTCATGATATACACGATCATTTGCCAGGTCAGTTCTCAGCAATACATTATATAAAGTATAACTCAGAAGTTCATACTCCAACAGTATTCGTTAATCCATACAGACAGGTTTCCAACGCTTCAGCACCACAAGCAAAGTCACCTGATCCTAGAAACTCACCACCAATGTGGGCACAAAGATCATTCTTTCCAGTAGAGGAGGGTGATCTTGTTGTATTTCCTGCATTTGTAGAACACATGGTTCTTAAACAAAAGAGCGATGAGTTTAGAATAACGTTGTCATTTAATTTTAATTTTGTATGAATAGGTTGGATTTATTTCCAACAGAAGTATTCTGGTGGGATTGGGAATGTGAGGTAGATCATTTAGTAGAAGCATCTAAGAAGTATGTTTCTACAGATATCCCTGTAGATCAATCTAATTCTGATCTACATACGAAACCAGAGTATAGAGCATTGTTTACATGGATCACCAAGTGTGCGAATGAGATCAAAGAATACTATCAATTCCATTGTGAGAGTTTTAAGATAACTACAGCATGGGTAAACAGAGTAACATCTAAACAAGACATACATTTTCATAGACACCCTATGTCTGCATATAGTGGTGTCTTTTATTTGACAGGAGGATCACCTCTTTGTTTTAGACAACCAAATCCGTTACAGGTTCATAAATCTACCATACCAATATCAGATATTAATAGAGACATGTATATGGTAGAACCAATCAAAGGTAGATTAATTATGTTTCCATGGTGGTTAGAACATGGATCTATTAATGACCTAGATAATGAACGTTGGTCTATTGCCTTTAATACGTTACCTTATGGCAAAATAAATTATAACGATGGTAACAATTTATCTTCAGTAAATTTAGAATTTTGACTTATTATTTTTTAAGTGGGTTACCTAGAACTGGTGCTACTCTACTATCAAGCATACTAAACCAGAATCCAGATATACACTCAGGTCCTGAGTCACCTATCTGTGGTCTTTTAGATAATACTTTTAGGTTTCTTGCAAACAATGAACAGTTAGTATTGTATCCCAAACATACATTTGAGTCTAAACTAGCAGTGTCTATGGCAGACAGTTATTACTTTGATACTGATGCAAAACATATAATTGACAAATGTAGGGTATGGAGTCACAAAGACAATAGGATTTTAGCAAAGTCATTGAACTCAAATCCAAAAATAATATGCCCAGTAAGAGGTATGCTTGAGATACTAACAAGTTGGATTACTTTACTAGAAAGTTCTGATAAACTTAACTTTGTAGATAGAGGTCTACAATTTATGGGTAAAGAAATTAATAATGATAATAGATGTGATTGGTTAATGAAAGATGATGGTTTGTTAAAATTATCGTATGAGTCTCTAAAGACATCGTATAAAGATCCAGAAGTTATGCTCGTAGAGTATGATGATCTACTAGACAAACCAGTAAACACGATGTATAATCTATATAACTTTTTGGGAATACCACCACACAAACATGACTTCAACAATATTGTAAATGAGTATCTACCTCATGATGGTATGTTAGGTTTAGATAATCTACATGTAGTTAAGAAGTCGCTATCCAAGACATCAAAAGATCCTAAAGATGTCTTGTCGGATTATGTAATTGAAAAGTATAGTAACATGGAGTTTTGGAGATGATTAGAAACGTTGACGTTAGAGATGACTTTATAGGAGTCTTTGAAACTGATATTCATTGCATGCAGTTTATAGAGTATCATAAAAAAGCAGAACAGGATAATACTCTTATTAGAAGAAGGAATGTAGATATGGATTCTGATGCAGGAGCAAGGACTGTAAAAGTAAATGATGATATGACAACCATTGATACATCAATGATTACATTTAACAGACCCGCACCATTGCTTCAAGATTACAATAGTATGACTAAAGCATGTATGGACATATATGTAAGTCACTTTAATGACGTTGCTAACTTTAACTTGCAACAGGCATATATGAATATTCAAAGAACAAAACCTGGTCAAGGATATCATGTATGGCATTATGAAGATGGACAGTATGGTGCAAACCGAAGAATGTTTGCTACTATGCTATACCTAAATGATGTTGAGGAAGGTGGAGAGACAGAGTTTCTATATCAACATGTCAGGTTCAAACCCAAAAGAGGAACGTTCTTGATATGGCCAGCACACTGGACACACACTCATAGAGGTAACCCTCCTCTATCGGGAGACAAATACATAGTTACTAGTTGGATTGAAAATCAAGACATCTAGTGCTATACTAAATAATACACTTATCATTCTAAACTATGGATGCTGAAAAAATGGTGGAAGAGTTCACCAATCAACTGAAAGAACAAAAAGCAACAATCGTCGAACTGGAAAAACAACTAAGCACTCGCAAAGAGCAGACGTTGAGATTAGAAGGTGCTATTGAAGCACTGAACATGACACTTAAGAAACCAGAAGAAGATGGCACTGAAGAAGTCAAGTGAACTAAGAGCACAAGAACACGTAAATTCTAGGCAGTTCCATATTAAGTTTGATGGAACTGCAGAGACTTGCCCATACAAAGTGGGAGAGTTATACGATGGTAGAACTATTATATCATTAGGTTTTTCATCTAATGTTTATGGTCAGTCATATCATTTGATAGTAGAAAGAGATAAAACACACCTTAGAACTAAATTTGTGTTTGATGAAAAACACGACTTAAAATTTACAAAACCTGTAGAGAGAATGGGTAAACAGGTAAGCGAAGGCGAAGTTCAGAAACTATTAGCAAAGGCAGGAGACGGAACTTCATAAATATATCTGAAGGACTTATTGCACCATCAGATGAAGAAGGTAATAGTAAGGGTCAGTGATAACTATAATCTAGATCAGGCAGCAGCTGCGATCTTGAAATTATACGGTTACCTTTCCTTTGTAGAACAATTTAGAACATTCCAGATAATTACCTTTGATTGCCCTGAGAGGTATCAGAGTAATCTACTAACACAATTGAGAGCATTGAGTGTAGTTAAAAATGCTACATGGGATAATGAAGTTTATAGTGGAGACCCCATGCCTACTGAGGCATCTCTTACTGTGGAAACTTCTGGTTCTACAACCCTTGACACTCCTGCATCAGGATCAGCAACAAGTAATACTAGAACTTTAACAACAACTGGAAGTGGAACAATATATGTAAAGGTTCAGAATATCGGTGGTAGTGACTTCTTTGTGTTCTCACAGACACAGGGTGGAACATATCAAAGGTTCTATAACCAAACAGGTTTTATGCAAGGTGGAACCTATACGTTTGATCAGAGTGATTCTTCAAACAATGGTCATCCGTTTAGATTCTCAGAGACACAAGATGGAACACATACTACAGGTGGCACAGGAGACTTAACTACAGGAGTAACAGTATCTGGAACACCTGGCACAGATGGTCAAACTGTATTGTCAGTTGGTACATCTACACCATCTATCCTATACTTCTACTGTTCAGTGCATTCTGGCATGGGAAGAATAACATCATCACCAGATAGATATGGAACAATTAATATCCATGACTACTGGCATCTAGATAGAATTACAAAACAAGATAGACAATATTTAAACAGACAGTTTAGTCAAACATCAAATGGAGC